TTTGCAAGGTTCTTATCGTTCTTGTTCTCGTCACGCTGGAGGTGTTGTGGTTGGTGAGGACTTGGACAAGTACATGCCTTTGATCTCATCCAAGGGTGTCCGGCAGACTCCTTGGTCCGAAGGGCAGAACGTCCGGCAGTTGGAACCAATGGGTTTCATTAAGTTTGATATACTTGGTTTGTCTACTCTTCGTATGATTGAAGATTGTATTAGAAAGATATTGGAACGACATTATAACAAGCCCAATCCTACGTTTGAGGATGTCAAGGAGTTTTACGACGAACACCTCCATCCAGACGTTATCAATCTAGACGATCAGGAGGTATATAAAAATATATTTCACAATGAGAAGTGGATTGGGATCTTTCAGTTCACTGAGGGTGGAGCACAGCGCTTTGCCTCTAAAGTAAAGCCGACAAGTATTATTGATCTCGCGGCTCTGACTTCTATCTATCGCCCTGGACCTTTGAGTGCTGGTGTAGATAAAGCGTATGCAAAGGCTGTGGAAGAACCACAGTATGTTAAATATCTTAATAAAGATGTTGAGAGAGTGACCAAAGAAACATATGGCTTTCTTATCTTCCAAGAGCAAATAGCTCAGTTGGCTTATAATCTTGGTGATGGTATCACGATGGATGAAGCAAATCTTCTTCGTAAGATCTTGACCAAGAAAGGAACAGGCAAAGGACACGAAGTTAAAGAAAGGATCCATGAGAAGTTTATTCGTGGATGTTCCAACAAAGGCATCTCAGTAAGAGAGGCCGAACAGCTTTGGCAAACCTTTGAGTACTTCTCAGGCTATGGTTTCAACAAGTCACACGCTGTTTCGTATAGTGTTATTTCTTTTCAGTGTGCTTGGTTGTGTAACTATTACACTGTAGAATGGACAGCAGCTTTCCTTTCAAGAGAACCAGAGTCTCGTAAAGAAAAGGCCATCAACCTTGCAAAGCAGCATGGGTACATGATTGAACCTTTGAATATTAATTACTCTGGAGACACTTGGAACATTCTTGACGAACAGACGTTGATCGCTCCTCTGACTACCATCAAAGGCCTTGGAGATAAAGCGATTGAGCAGATTGTCGCTCACCGCCCATTTAACACAGTAGAAGAGTTGTTGTTTCATGAAGAGGTTGTTTATAGCAAGTTCAACAAGAAGGCACTTGATGTGCTCGCTCGCTGTGGAGCTTTGAAGGATCTTATGGATGACCGCTTCACAGGAGACAAGCACTTTTGGACAGCCGTATGTCTTGATAGGCCAAGGAACAAGAAGAAACTGGACGAGAACATAGAAACATATCGTCCGGAGGGCTCCTACACTGAAGAGGAACGCATACAGTTTATTGCCGATCTTACAGGTATCTTTCCTTTGTCCAAGGTGTTGACCACCAAGATACAGAATGAGTTGGCTGAGATGTGTATTCCGCCCATATCTGAATACGATGAGGATCTGAGATTGTGTTGGTGCATACCAAGAAAAATTATAAAGAAGAAATCCAGAAATGGTAAATACTTCTATGTGGTGACAGCAATTGATTCTAACTCAGCCGAGACAAGAATACGTTGCTGGTCAATTGATCCAGAGAAGGATGATATACAAATAAATCGTCCGTATATGATCAAACCGAAGTACTCTTTAGAGTGGGGCTTTTCTACATACGGAAGGGTAAATAATTCATGGGTGTTGTTGGGATAATACTATTTAATGTATGTCCATGAGTCACAAAGAAATAAGCGTATCAGGAATACAGAATGAAAGGTGGATCACTTCTTTGCTAACGCAGGGAACTGCCTACACTTACTTGCCTTTGGCTCGGCATCTAGGCTATAGCCCAAACAAGTATCATTCTTTTACTGCTTTTAAGACAGGTGGCGTTGGGAAGACCGATGTGATTATGCAAATGTTTCATAGTCGCCATGCTATGTTCCCAGACCAAATTAATATATCCTGTAAGAAGCTTTTGGCTGAAAATCACAATGGCTTTGGCCATATACACAAAACCACAATAGCTTCGTATAGAAACAAATGGAGATTTGATGACATAATTGAAAGATGTCTTAATGTGTATTGTGGTAACATCATAATAGAAGGGAAGAAAGGTCTCTATTTTGATCACAAATATTTTGAACCTTATCAAGAATACATTAAATACTTTTTTCGAAACAACTTTGATCAAGTTATGCATGACATTTTTAAAGGACGTAGTAATACAAAGCCGGACTATTTTATGGTTACCGCCGATACGGGACTCAGCAAACTGCTGTTCGTCGCGCCCATTGATGATGTTATAGAGTATATGAAAGGAGACAGAACAGTTAAATTTGGTAAGGCAAAGTCTAAACATAACCTTTGCCTTGGTAATGTTACTATGTACTCTAAGAGATCAACAGGTCAACTACAGTTTAAGACAAATTATAAACCAATGCTTAAAGAATTAAATCATAAATTTCGTATATTTTCATTTGACACAGAGAGTTAAACGTGTTATATTATTGATATCAACAAAGGAGGAAACATGTTGAAATTACACAATGATGAACAAATCGTTATGATGGCTGAGGCCAATGACGTAAAGAACAAAGAACAACATATGGCCGAGTATATCAGATCCATGAAAGCTCTTGAAGAAGCTATGGAGCCATACAAAGAGCAAAAGCGAGAACTGAAAGCAGAGTATGTGGAGAACGGTTGGCTGTCGAAAGAAGATATTAGCTTGACTGTTAAAGCATATCGTTTACTCAAAGATGATGTGGACATTGGAGCACTTATCGATGTTTACGAGAACTTGAAGGGGGCGAAATGAGAGATCAATGGTTTTATATACAACGCTGGCGACACAATCGCTGGAAAAGAGAAGAAGAATTAAAAGAACAAAAGGAGAATTCTAATGACGATGAAAGTGAAAATCAAGAAGCTGCACCCGAAAGCAGTGATTCCGTCATATGCCAAAGCAGGTGACGCCGGGATGGATCTTTATGCCGTTGATATGAATTGGGATAAGCATGGCAACTTCGTTTATCATACGGGGTTGTCAATGGAGATACCCGATGGGCATGTTGGGCTGCTCTTTCCTCGCTCTTCTATATCCAAAACGCCACACCATCTTCGCAACTCTGTTGGGGTTATTGATAGTGGTTATCGTGGAGAGATCATGGTTAAGTTTGGTGGAAACTCTCACCCTACAACATATGATGTTGGAGATCGCATAGCCCAAATTATTATTATGCCATTTCCCGCCATTGAGTTTCAAGAAGTGGAACATCTATCAGAGACAGATAGAGGAACTGGTGGATTCGGCTCTACGGGTGTATCATGAAAATTCTTATAAAGCAGAACAATTCCGATTGGACTATGAATGCTGTACTATTTAAAGAGAATGAAAACAAAATTTTTGTTTATTCAGGAAGGATTGAATGGCACTTCCCCAAGCATTTATTCACATATGAAAAACTGGAGGACTAATGAATGAACAAAAAGAAAAAGATAGCCTTTAATGATACTGATACGAGACATGCCCAACTGCGTGTCCAATTGGAAAGAGACGGCCTAACCCAAGCAGAGTTCTTTAGAGCATACATATCTGCTTATTTGGATAAGAATGAAAATATAATGATGTTTATTACAGACTACAAACTAGATAATAACAAAGGTCAAAAAAGGTCATTGAAAGTAATACAAAAAGAAGAAGAGAAAAGAGGCCGTCTAATGACTAAATTCGGCATCGGTGATGAAGAGTTAGAGAACATATTTGATTTAATTGCAGAAGAACATCCGGATTTATGATTTTTTTATGTATTTTACGTTTCTAATACCTATTTATTGGTAGAACATTTTAAAGGAGATTATTTCATTATGTCTAAGAAAACCCTTAATGAATCAACGATTCGTCGCTTTATGGGACTTGCTAACATCCAACCGGCTGTTACCTCTAATTTTTTAAAGGAAAACTTTAAAGAAGAGGTCAACGAAGAGGAAGAAGTTAACGAGCAAGAAGTTAACGAAGACGCCGAAGTGCAAGAAGAAGGCATGTATGGCGAAGAAGAAGCTGATCCTGCTGATGCTGAAGCACCACCCGAAGATTTGGGAGCAGAAGCACCACCAGAAATGGATGCTGAGCCAGAAATGGACGCCGAAATGGACGCTGGCGCACCTGAGCTTGAGATTACTCAAGAAGAGGCCGCTATTCTTATGGGGGTTCTAGAAAAGCTCACTGCTGCAATGCCAGCAGGCGAAGAAGAGGCACCCGCTGAAGAACCAGCAATGGATGCCGCACCGCCAGAAGAGTTACCACCGGAAGGAGGTGAGGAAGGTGAGGAAGCTCCTGCGGAAGATGAGTTAATGGAGACCAATGGTCAAGACCAAGTGGTACAAGAAGTTGCTCGTCGCGTTGCTGCTCGTATTCTTAAAGCCAAGAAAGCAAAAGCCGAAATGGATTCTGCCCTTGGAAATAAAAAGAAATAATTTGACAGAGCGCAAAGAACGTGTTATAATAAAGAGACAGGAGGATCTTTGATCTTGTATCCTGTCTTTTTTTGTTGGAGGTCTAGTGGTATACGAATATTTTTATTGGATTGTTATTTTTTGGATTGGATGGCTTAGTAGTTCTGTTTGGGCCTATGTATTTAATCTTGGAAATACAGCCGTGATGATACAGAACACCACCTATGCCTTTTGTTGTTTTATGAAACTAACTCATGAAGCAACTGTTGAGTTTTTAAAGATCAAGTATAATAAGATGGAAGAGCATGCCCATCCAAATGACATAAAGCTCATGAAAATACAAGACGAACAGACGATAAAGGATACTCAGAAGGTGCTTCTTAACCTGATGCTTAGTAGGTATCCAAAAGGGTTTACCCACCTCATTCAGTTTGACAACTGGAAGGGGATGCTGGCTTATATCGAAGAACACCAAAAGGAGGATGACGATGCCTAGAAAAAAGAAAGAAGAGAAAAAAGAGGTTGAGGAAACCGAGGAAACAGAAGATCTCCCCACTCAATCGCTAGCTGACGCAATGTCTGAAATGATGTCGCAAACGCCCGACCTCAGAACCATGATGTTATATGGAGAGGTTGAAGAGGAAAAGATCCAAGAACTTATTGTGGGTTTGATCATGTTTACCGAAGGTGCTGGCCCAAAAGCATACGATGAAGAGGGAAAGCTAAAACCAATTAACTTCTACATATCTACCTACGGGGGGAGTGCAGATGATATGTTTGCTCTCTATGATATTATGGACATATGCAAGCGCGGTGTTGATATACAAACCATTGGGATCGGCAAAGTAATGTCAGCAGGTGTTCTGCTGTTAGCTGCTGGAACCAAGGGGAAAAGATATATAACCAAACACTGTAGGGTGATGATACATTCCGTTGCCGCTGGTGCTGGTGGGCAAATGCATAACCTTGAAAATGAAATGAAAGCTATTAAAAACTTACAAGACGAATATATAAATGCACTTGTCGCGAATACAGAATTAACGAAGCGACAATTAACTAAAATCCTTGATCGCAAGGTGAATGTTTATTTAACAGCACAAGAGGCCATTGAGTATGGCATCGCTGATGAAATTCTATAGGAGATAATAAATGGATAAAGTATTTTATAATGAAGGCTCTGCCGCTAAGCTCGGCTGGGAGCCTGACTGGTTTGGTGCCAAAGAATTTGATGAAGAGTTGGTCAAAAAGATCACACAGTTTCAGAAATCAATCGGCGTTACTGCTGATGGGCTCTGTGGGCCGACGACCTTTCGAAGAATATGGACTGAAAGAGAAAGGGAGATAGAACACTATTATCCTGAAACGGTCAGAGAGAGTAACGAAAATTATATTATTTATAATAACGACTATTTCCCAATTAACTGGAACAGGGTTGTTCTTCCCTTCAACAACGGGGGAAAAGCCTTTACCAAAGGATACAAGAAACAATTTAATAAACGCAAGATTGATCTGGGAATTACACATTGGGATGTGTGCCTCAACGCAGACTCCTGCTATAAGGTGTTACAGCGAAGAGGACTGAGTATCCACTTTACCATCGACAATGATGGAACCATTCGCCAACACCTTGATCTAAATCATATCGCTTATCACGCTGGTTCTTCCAAGTGGAATGCCAAGTCTGTTGGTGTAGAGATTAGCAATGCTTATTACCCTAAGTATCAAAGCTGGTACAGGAAACACGTAGGTCAAGAGAGACCAATTGTATCAGGAGCTAAAGTCCACGGCAAAACGTTGGATGACTTTACGGGGTTTTATCCAGTTCAGCTTGATGCTTTGAAGGCTTTGTGGGAAGCTGTGGCCGAAGCGTGTGATGTTCCACTGAAGTCTCCTACTGCTACCACCACCTACAGGGGTGCGTCCTCCGGAAAGTTCAGGGGGTTTGTTCACCACTATCATCTTACAAAAAAGAAGATTGACTGTGCTGGACTTGATTTGAACGAACTATTTAATAAATAAAAGAGGTGTTTTTTAATGGATAAGTTAATAGAATTGGACAAACTGATAGCCGAGGTGTTAGGTATTAACGAGAAAGCCACTGCGGATACAAGCATCTCACCCGACGCGAAAGGAACAGCAGATATCAAGACAGGCAAAGGTCCATCCGGAGGTCTTGGGCTTAATATGGCTGAGATTCTTAAGATCTTACAAGTAGGCTCGGAGGGCGCAAAGACTATCAAATCTTCTTCAGCCGCTCTCGGAAGTCTTATAACGGCTTTGCCCGTTAAGATGGATTATAACAGTTCACAGGGTATCGTAAATTTCTTTGCACAATTTGATAAACTTGGGGAGAAAACAATGAGAGACCCCTGTTCTAGTCTTAGCGGTTTGATGTCCAGATACATGATAGCGGCTGGATTGGTGTCTGTCTTCGAACAGTTTAATGGATCGGCTGGTGGTTACGTTGGCGAGAATTTGATTGCTCATTTGTTTAAGGGGGCGACGATTGCTGTTTCCTCTGGTGGTATTGAAGACATTGTGGTTAATAACAATATAGGAATTAACTTAAAGATTAAAAAATCAACAGCAGTTCATGGCTCTTTCACTCAACTGCTTGAAACCTTGGGTATCCCCTATATAGCCACTTGGTATCCTGATGCAGAGTTGAAGAATGGGGGGTACTACAAAGTACCAAAGCTCGGAGGATCTGGTGAGTTCCAAAAATACCAAGGCATCCGGCACACACCAGCCGCAATAGTTAACGGAAAGCCCACTGGTGGGATGTCCAAAGGACAAAACATTACAGTAACATCAGATCCAGCCAAAACAATGCAGAAGCTATATTATTTATTTTTTGAAAAAACTGGTGATGACAAGAAAGGAACATCAAGAGGTCTGGTCGTTTACTGTGCTGAACTTGATAAAAGCAAGATTTCAAATAAACAGCTTAGTTTGGAAGATATGAATAATCCAATATACGGCTCAATAGACCAACTAATTGCTTTGGGAACTAGAGATGGAAAAGCCGAACCAGGATCCGCAAGCGAAGTGTTGTCTTGGGCAAAGTACGAATTCACTTCTAATTTTGATGTTGAAAGTATGAACGTTGCTTTGGAGAATAGTGCCAAAGGCGTAATGGAATCAATGCAGAGACTGGATGCTTGGTATGGTTCTTTGCAACAAGAGATAATAAAGTATGTGTCTTCTCTTGACCATCAATCATTTAAGGACTTGAACGAGAAGCTAGATGAAGCCGAGCAGTGGCAATTCAAAGCATTTAACGAGAATTGCGATAAGTAAATTAAAGTATTTGCAAAAAACTTTATGCATTTACTTGACAAAACCTACAAAGTGGGTTATATTATATATAACATGGAGGGCTTGTGAACAAGCATTATGAAAACGGACTCGGTTTGAGTCAAAAACTGTTGAAGGGAGTTGATGTTCTAGCTGACAATGTCGGCTCAACTCTCGGACCGAAGGGGAGAAACGTGATCCTCTTCCACAAAGAACAGGGCGTCCCCGTTATTACTAAAGACGGTGTAACGGTTGCCCAATTCATTGAACTGGACGATCCCATCGAAAACGTGGGAGCGCAAATTGTAAAGCAAGCTGCCGAACAGACAGCTAGCCGAGCCGGTGATGGCACAACAACGTCCACCGTTCTCGCGAGAGCAGTAATCAAAGAGGCACAGAAATATATTATTGCTGGGGCGTCACCGATTGAACTCAAGCGAGGCATGGATCAAGCTGTCGAAACAATTGCTGGCAACTTAAAGGAAATGGCACAACCTGTCCGCACCAAGGAAGACATACGGCACGTTGCAACCATCTCCGCAAACGGAGACAAGTCAATTGGCACACTTATTGCAGAAGCTGTTGATGCCGTTGGGAAAGACGGAGCCGTAATTATTGAAGAGGCCAACTCATTAGACACATCACTTGATTTAATAGAGGGCTTTAGATTTGACTCAGGCTATTGTGCAACTGCGTTTATTAACAATGAGAGACTTGGAACAGTTGACTATGACAATCCGCTTATTCTTGTAGCAGATGATAAGGTTGAGTATGTAGAACAAATCTATCCAGCCTTGGAATTAGCCGCGAGAGAGACAAGACCGCTTGTGGTAATCGCTAACGAGATTGAAGGACAAGCTCTTGCCGCTTTGATTATGAACGCAAAGCGTGGCTCTTTGAAGGTAGCTGGGGTTAAGGCTCCAAGGTACGGAGAGGAACGTAGAAAGATATTACGAGACTTGTGTTTATCAACTGGTGCTACCTTTATCACAAGAGAAGACGGAGTCCAGTTAAAGGACATTAGATTAAATCATTTTGGCCAAGCTAAAAAGATTAACATTGCAAAAGGATTAACTACTATCGTTGGTGGACAAGGCGCCCATCAAAAGGTAGATGAACAAATAGAGGCTTTGAAAACTGAGATACAACAGACAGATAACCTCAAAGAATGTGAAAGAATTCAGGAAAGGATCACTCGTTTGGCTTCAGGCATCGGCATTATAAAAGTCGGGGCACCAACTGAGGTTGAAATGATTGAGAAGAAACATCGCATAGAAGATGCTCTAGAAGCCGTCAGATCGGCTCAGGAAGACGGCATTGTTTCTGGTGGTGGTTCTGCCCTACTACACGCCTCCGTGGGCGTAGAAGTACAAACAAACAACCAAGAACAAGACCTTGGTGTGCGTGTCGTGCTTGACGCTATGAAGGCTCCGCTTACACAGATGTGTGTAAACGCTGGGGAATCTCCTGATATAATTGTCAGTACGGTTTGTGATAGCCAATCCAATCAAGCCTATGATTTCATGGAGCGAGATATAGTTGATGCTATTGACACTGGACTGATAGACCCTGTGAAGGTCACCATTTCTGCTCTAACAAACGCAGTCTCGGTTGCATCAACTTTGATCACAACCAACTACGCTATTGTAAAGCAGTAGACTATTTATAAATGGAGGGTTACGATATGACAACTGAAGAACTAAGCAGCTTAACGCAAGCCATTTTTGAACTCAAAGTGGAGATAGAAAAAATGTCAGAACGTCAGGATGAAATGCTTGATGATGTTAAAAAAATCAAAGAGGCTGTTTATAATCCAGACTCTGGGATCTATGCTCGTCTTAGGGCTTTGGAAATGTGGAAAGAGAACCAAGTTAAAATACAAACACCTGTGCTCTTGACACTGATCGGACTTGTGACCGCTACCATTTATAAGATTGTCTTCCCTATTTAATACTATTGGAGTTAATATGAAAGTAACAATAACACACTCTATTGATTTAGAGGATTTACCCGAGAAGGTAGTAGAACTTCTCATGCCTGCGGAGGATAAACTGAGCAACTCTATAAGGTGGCTAAGCACTCTTTGTAGAGACTATTCTAATGAAGATATATCCGCTGCCGTTGCAGCCGAGAATCTTGATAGAATTAGAAAAGCTTTGTCTGATTGCGATTCAGTCTTGAGCGAGGTCAGCGATATAGTTCAAGGCATTGTCGCCCACGAACAACAACAACAGCTACCACCCTCCTCACCCCCTGCCCCCGAGCAGAGGACACTGTCTGAAGAAGATCAGGCACTCGCAGATGATATGTTGCGAGGCTTAAAGGAGAAACAAGATGAACCAAATCTCCCTTTTTAGACCTGGTGCATTAGTATGGCTCCCAGCAAACACTAAAAGGTTTAAATGGGGAACTGATGTTCAATTGGAATTGTTTCCTGAAGAATATAGTATAACCAAGATTCCCTTGATCGGTGTATTAAAAGGATATAGTAATCGTGGGGATTGTGAGGTTTTATTTCCCGATGGACTGTGGGATGTGGAGCCGAAAGAGCTATATTCTTATGAAGACAGTCCACACCAAAGGAGGAAGAATGATAGAATTAGTACAAATAAGAAAGCTTGAAAGCAGCTTTGTTTTGTCAACTGTTTTTGTGAACCCAAAACATATTTTATTTTTGACTGAAGACAGAAAATACAAAGTTTATTTAAAAGAGGGAAAGATTGATCTTGGCCTTACACAACAAACAACCTTTACTAAGCTAAAGTTACTTGAAGGCAATGGAACAAGTGAACTCACTATAATTGGGGATCCCAAAGCCATCCAATTGAAGATGGAAAACAAAAAACAACTATTGAGAGATTAAAAAAAAATGTTTATTATTTATGGAAAAAAAGATTGTCCCTACTGTACAAAAGCAGTTGAACTCCTTCAGCAACAAGGGCGTGATTTTACTTATTCTTCTATGGACAATAGGCTAAATGAGCTTGTTGAGCTATCTCTAAAGCACAATCACAAGACTGTTCCCTTGATCATACAAGTGGTTGCTGGAGAGGTTGTATTGATAGGTGGATATGATAATCTACGGGCATGGATCGGCTCTACCACGACACACTAATAGACCAGCAAAGCGTTTTTGTTCAGAAGCCCCCTACTTACTAATAGGGGGTGTTTCTTTATGTGGATGTTGTTATTGAATTTTGTGGCCTGTCAGTGGTTTTATAGTTCCAATGAGGCCGAGACAACTTTGCAAATTTATAATGTTTCATCCTATAATAAAGGGATAGATAATGCTGTTAAGTCCTCCGTTCGAATTGAGTGTTATGAAAATGGAGAGTTTACCAGCAAAGGCTCAGGCAACTATTTAAAACAGGGTAAGCATAAGTTTGTCCTCACAGCGGCTCATGTTGTTAGTGGTTGCGATGAAGTGCAAATTGTCAATAGACACGGATCAGCAGTCTTGGGGTCTGTTGTTTACCAGAGTGACAGCTATCGGGACATAGCTTTGGTTAAGCCCCAATATGAACTTAGTGAGGTTGAACCTGTCCATTACAATATAGATAAAAATAAATCAATTGGGGAAGAGGTGTTTTTTATGGGACACCCTGATGAGCTTAACTTCTTCTTATTTCAAGGCATGGTTTCTCTGGATGCAGTGGATGGGGTTTTTCTGCACTCTACTGCTTGGGGTGGCGTGTCTGGTTCGGTCGTTTTTAACAAACAGGGAAGAGTTGTTGGTGTCGCTAAAGCCGTTAAGGTAACTATCAATCCAATAACAGGGTTGCCACGACTACTTGAAGACTTGGTGCTTGTTTCAAAGGTTGACTTCTTAACGATGGAAACATTAAGAGACTCTATGGATGGAAAATGAAAAAGATATATTTGATGAACTAGAGGTTGGAACCCTGATTGAAGACTTGGGCAAAATAGGGATTGTTGTTCGAAAACTCAAGTCAGGAACTATGGAGATAGAGTTGCCCTTAATTAAGTGGAGAGTTAATTATGAGCTTTTTTATCAAGACGGTATAATTACCGTCATGGCTGAAGCGACAATAAAAAGACTACTTGAAGAGGGGAAGATAAAAATAATAAATCGCCCAGACCAATCGGAGGTGTAATTTGTGGTTAACTGGACAAGAGATCAAAAAATGGCTTACTATTTTTGGCTGGATGGGTTGATACTTACTCATTGGGCTGAGTATTTAGACCTCCAGATGTATGGCAACAGAAACAGCAAAGAGGTTGAGAACAAGCTCAAACTGATTGATTATTATCAAGGAATACAGGATGGCCTTGGGGAAGAGTTTTCTTGGTCTGAGTTGCACGACTGGTACAAAAGCAAGCACGGACAGGCTCCACCGTTCATAAGATTTTGGAAAGATTTGTTTTCGTTTTAGCTTGACAAAGATGTTTAAACGTGTTATATTTATATTATATGGAGACAACTTATGAAATTTGACATAGGAGATTTGGTAGACTACCGTCCTTCTCCAGAAAATCTTGTGTATACTGGTATAGTGTTAAAGAAATTATGGAGAGAGGACTTAGGTGGTGATTGGTTTTACAAACTTTATTTTATTTATGAAAATGATCAAGCGTGGATTAGCGAGAATGATATACGAAACTACGGAGGATACAATGGCGTATAAACAAAACTGGAACCCTGACGAGAAACCGTCAGAAAAGGAAATGATCTCCTACCTTACGGGGGTAGTACCCGATTTGGTTGATTCAGCCTTTATTGTTATCGCTCAAAGCGATGACGGGGGTAGGCACATCACAATGATGGCAGAGTGGGAAGAAGAAGGTGTTAGCCCTTGGAAAGAAGGGAGTCACATTGGATATGACAGCAGGGGCTGGCGTGTGATGCGTATGACCGTGCCGGAAGGCTATATAAAAGCCTTTTACAATGTTGATGGCTCTAAACGAGTTACCAAGGAGAGAGATGCAGGTTGGTGATCTCGTTGCGTGGAGCGATTATCGTGAGGTACAATACGTACCTGACGTAAGCCACTATACAGGTATAATACTTAATATAGTCACAGGCTTTGCCAGTATATATGTATTTAGATCTGGGGCTACACACATTGTGGACATAAATAAACTGGAGAAAGTAAATGCAAAAGGGTGACTTGGTGGTTGTATCAGATAAATTTGGCATAGGACATTTTGGTGTGATCACAGATACGCTCACTATGGACGAAATATTATATATAGTTACGTTCTTTGATGGTAGTGATATAGTTGTACACCCGACACGCATAAGGAGATTAAATGAAAGTAGGTGATTTAGTGTGGGTCGTTGGGCATCCAAGGGATGGGTTGCAGAGGTTTCTTGCAATCATTATAGACACTCCGTGTGCCAACGCACAAGCAAAATATACGGTAGTGTCGTGTCTGTATGGCAATAGGCATAAGTTTTTTAGGTTTGAAATGGAGGAACTTAAATGAAAGTCGGAGAGCTTTTGGAATGGAACGGCAGAGTTGGCTTGGTAATGCGAGTTGGTTGGAGCGAAATAGTGATCTTGTTCTCTGGCGATCCTCCATTTGAGTACAACTTTGACCCTCAGTGGTTTGAGTGGGCTAAGAAGAGAAAAGATATAACTGTGGCTCGCCCTGATGGTACATCATTTTAATTTTTTTTAAAAAAACATTTGACAAATACGATTGAACAGGATATATTACTATTGAACGCCAACCATAGGAGGTACAAATGGTGACTGAACAACAAATAATTGAGATAGAACAGAACGCTGTCGGCATAGCCGAAGGGTTTAAAGAAACCCCTGAAGGAGTTGACGAGACTGAAGCCTTGCGTGTTGCGTGGCAACATTTAATAGACACAGGTATGTGCTGGCGATTGCAAGGTTGGTTCGGAAGGACAGCTAAGAGCTTGATTGAGCAGAAGTTCGTACTACCCTACCCCCGTAAGAGGTGATGTATGTCTGTGTATTTAAGGAACGTGGAGGTAAGCGTGGGGGCACTTGTGCTATATCAAGACTCACACTCACTGGAGCCGTGGGTGTGCGTTGTTATACGAAACCACTCTACTTATGACGGATTTGTAACACTATTGCTCCCCGATGGACGAACAACGCAAGTAAACAGAATGTATTTAAGGAGGGTTCCCGATGAAAGTAGGTAATTTAGTTAAACTATTCGGCTCTCCTTGGCTTGGTTTGGGAGTAGTTACTGATCTTCACGTAGGAAATAATACAGTCTATGTTTATTTCCCCACTGCTGATAATCGCAGTTTTTTTATGTATGGAATAGAGATCCACCAAGATAGATTGGAGTTAATATGCGAGTAGGAAGTTTAGTAAAAAGCAACGTAGATGGATCCGTTGGAATAGTAACAGAAGTCAAACCACCGACAGCAAAGGATTGGCGAACTAAGTACTATGTGGTGTTTGCCAACCTTCTCCCAATGTGGCTTTCAAGCCAAGTGTTGGAGGTAATATGCGAGTAGGTGATTTAGTAAAGGCGAGACACTGGGGAACAGGCTACATAGGGCTTGTTGTCTCTATACGACCAAGGGGTGAGATATGCAGTGTTATGATGAATGACGGCAGTGTGATAGACCAGTTGGTAAGAGACTTGGAGGTGGTTACTTGTTCGAAATCGGAGACATAGTAAAGCTAAACAATCCTTTTCACGGCACAGGCGTACACGACCATCACGGTATTGTGGTCAAAGTCAACAAAGAACACGACTATCTTGAAGGGCACATCGTCGTTCGGTGGTTCGGGATCTTTAACGACAGACACAAGGCACATCCACCAAGCGACATTGTTCCTCTAAAAAAAATAAATAAAAATACTTGACAAACTTCTACCACCGTGTTACACTATCAGTATCACTCAAACAACGGAGGGCAATATGCCTTATTTTGATCATTGGTATGATACCAAATCAACCAAAGAAGAAACTTGGAAAAGATATAACTTATTCAAAGAGGGAGATTTTATACTTGATACAGCTTTCGATGAAAATCGTTACTGTATCGTTCTGTGCGTTAGAGGTTTTATGGACGCAGATGACATTGTTATGGACTTGTTAGACACCGTAACAGGCGAAAAATACGTTCGGAATGTTGAATGTAGTGGAATGGAGGTACTATGCAGATAGGTTCATTAGTAAGACATATAGAACACGGCTACATAGGTATTCTTGTAAGACAAGGTGCATCGTCTTGTGACCGTTGGTTTATTCACTGGAGCGATTATCAGCCTGTTAATAGTGCGTATTATTACAGCGAATGTGAGTTGGAGGTAATATGCAAGTAGGTGATTTAGTTAAAAACATACACACAGGCGAGATATGTATCGTAACAAGCAGAGATCCTGATGTCTGCGATACTGGCTTGGGTGATGGTTATGTTGAGGTAGACAACCAGTGGCTTGTACCCGAAGAACACTTGGAGGCAATATGCAAATAGGAACAGTAGTGTATCATTACAATGACGGTTGTCGCAAACACCTTGGCTTGGGAACCGTCATAGAGACAGAGATAGATGAAGATAACAGTGTGGAGGTGTATTTGGTTTCTTGGTCGAAAAGTGGCGAAGAGGGATGGTACTACGATGGGTACTTGGAGGTATTATGCAAGTAGGAACTTTAGTAAGGTACAGCAATCTTCGTATCAACAATGGTATTGTGGGTATGGTAATAAAAAAGAACCCCATAGACAAACTAAGATGGTTAATCTATTGGGCAAATGGAGAACAGTTTCAAGAACACCAAATGCACTTGGAGGCAATATGCAAGTAGGTGATCTAATAAAATATATAGAACCTCACGCTGATATGGGCGTTGGCTTAATAACTGAGGAAAGAATGCACGGAGGGTATTGGGCTTACTTCCCTATGTTGGAGGACTATTATCCTGTTACAGATGACTATGATGATTGGGTATACGTATATGAGAGCAACAAGTGCAAGTCGGAGACTTAGTTAAATACCGAAACAGGTGGCTTGAAACCATAGGCATAATAACGTCTATGGGCAATATGCTGGTGGAGGTTCATTGGTCTACTGGCAAAGTCACAGTTGAGGTTTCGAAAGAGTTGGTGGTGGTGTGAACGAAATAGAAGAAGGCGATTTAGTGATACAAAAATATACAAAGCGTATGTATATCGTGTTAAAAGTTATGGTTGACCACGGTGTTCCTGTTGCGAGGCTCGTGGATTTCAACGGAACCAAAGCTCTCTTTTCTTGCCACAAGCTAATAAAAATAAATAAAAATACTTGACAACTTTTGACCGATATGTTATATTATAGACAACTGGAGGACAAAATGATTTTAGTTTATTCTTTAATGACACTATCGTTAATAACTTTGTTAATTTCGTTAGTTGCATATATATCACAACGGAGGTAATAATGAACATATTTGCTATTGAAAAAACACCCGACAACCAAATTGATTGGGAACAGTCGGCTCGCTCACTTGATAACTATCGTGTAGTCAAGATGATACTGGAGAGTTGCCAAATGTTGTGTACTGCTCTCAACGATCAGCACGGTGAACAGGTCACACCATACAAAAACGCACACTTGAACCATCCATCAACAAAGTGGGTTCGTGCGTCATCAGCTAACTTTGAGTGCCTTGTGCGACACACGCTTGCTATGCTTGACGAGTACACAGAACGCTTCAACAAAACGCACAAGTGTGCTGGTGTATTGGAGAAATGCCTTGACTTGTACGACCCAAGTTTGTTTCCGACAGATGAACCTACTACCCTACCCCTGTGTATGCCCGAAGAATATAAATCTTCAGACACTGTGGATAGCTATCGTAGGTTCTACGCAGACAAGCCACGTATGAGGTATCCGAAAAGCAAAGTTCCAACTTGGTTTTTGGAGTATCGTCAAGAAAAGTTTGACTTATTGCTTGACAAATAAAACTCAACAGGTTATATTACAATCATACTCAAACCACGGAGGTCAAAATGAGTAATTCAATTAACATTAAGATAGATATAAGTGACGAGCTTATTGGAAAATTTATGACAGTGATGTTAGCTTCGGCTTCACCAATGCCTATGATCGCACCTATGATGGCTCCCCCTTCGGGCGAAACAAAGACCAAGAAAGGTACTATTGGCTTTCAATCAAGGGAGAAGAAATGCGAGTAGGTACTTTGGTGAAATACATAGGCAGTGCTTGCTGGAATCAAGACTTTGGTGTAGTTGTTACCAACCCTGTGGAGGTAACCAATGGGATCTGTTCAATCTATTGGTTTGCTGATGGTGTGGTTCACCAATATACACAGGAAGAGTTAAGGGTGGCATTTGAAAACAGTGTGGAGGTGCTATATGCTTGAACATTTAACAAACTGCCACGGTGAGTGGAACGCTCTCTTTGCTCTGATTGGTTCTACCCCCCTTGTGGGGGTGTGGTTCCGAACAAAACTCTACAAAGAAGAGGTGTGTGATGAAGGTAGGTGATTTGTGGGTAGACCCTGCTGACAATATGATAATGGTGTATGTGGGTATAGACCCTGAAGCACCCTCGCACTATGGTTTCTTTTGCCCCACATATCACGGCAACGGAGACAGTATGTGTTACTACTCAGAATACGACCTTAAATACTTGGAGAAACTGAATGGATAGACCATTAGCAATAGGAACCCTGATACACTTTAGAGGTAGCATTGGGGTGGTAATAGATGAAGAACTGGAAGCCTTTGGAGAGGTCGTAGATGGTGAATTTGAACCAGAGATATTTATACGAGTTTATTGGCACGATGAAGCAAGAGCCACTTGGGAAGAATGGGAAACAAATATGAAACTTTTCAAGGTGATAGGATAGGATAAGGGGCTGTGGTGGAATGGTAGACACATCGGACTTAAAATCCGTAGCTCATATGAGCGTGAGGGTTCGACTCCCTCCAGCCTCACCAAGTTTATAGGAGATTAAAATGGCACAAGAGACAAAATGTTTAACATCGGGAGCAATGTTCCATATTGGTATTCACCCAAGGACAATAGATACTTTGGTTGAGCTACCATTTGAACTGGACTTGACCGAGGAAGAGGCAGAGACACTAACGAGACTTATTCACAATCAATTAGAACTGGTCTTGCGACCATATTGGAGATTAAAATGAACAATGAACAACAGCAGAAAGAGTGGTTGGAAATAAATAAAATGATAAAAAGACTGATACTACTACGGTACGGTGCTGAGAATGGTCTGATGAAAAGGCA